CACCAGAAGACATCTGAGTATCTAAAGAAGTCTCAGAACTATCAGAACTCTTTTCATCAGAAATCATCATCAAAGACTTTGCAGGTAAAGTAATTTTTCTGCTAGGTTCTGAAATCATTGGCAATCTATCACCAAAACGATCATTATTAGAAACAATACCTTTACCAACTTCCATCATACTAGTTGGTAGTCCCATCATTCCACCACTCATTTTTTGTGAAGTTGGAGAACCAACCATTCCACCAACCATTCCACCACCTTGAGCAAATTGAATATTATTGACAAAGTTTGGAATATTAGTTCCACCACTCTCTTTATTCAAATTCATAAAGAACTGAGAACCATAAGTATTCACAGCATTTTTAGAAATAATAAACTCACCAGGTTGTGCTGCAACTAACTGTGTATCTGGTCCGGCACCTTTAATCTTTGTGCCAGTTGTAGATGTTACTTTGCCAGATGCTCGTTCAATTGGTCTGCCAAAATAATTCCCTATATTATAAATCTTGCCACCATCTGCTCGAGCCTGCACTGGGGGCCCTTCCCTAGGAGGTACTATTGTTCTTGTAAATGTATCTAAAATATTAAAAGGTTTTGAAAGTTCATCTGCTTGCTCTTTTGGAGTCGCATCCTCCATTCCTTTTTCTTTTAATATATCTTGAGTCGCATTTCTACTTCTTCTTACACCCTCCACTGCTGCTCCTGTAATAGCAAGTGCTGCTGCAATCTTAGGATACTTCGCAACTAACCCAAAAAGTTTTGGACCAAGTGTTGTAAGTATTCCAACAATACCTTTTATAAAACCACCAAGAGGTGTGAAGAATAACGCAAGTCCACCTAATATTGCAGGCCAAAAGTCCTTTAAGAACCTAAACATACTATTAACCTTATCCTTATTCGCAGGATCAGAGAACCAGTTGAGAAATGACTGGAAACTTCTACCCAACAATCCAAAGAAAAGGAATCTAAAAATACTATCTAATATTCCACGAACAGGAGTAAATAATTTATTAACTACTTTAGATACTTTTTGTTGACTTTTCTCTAATAGTTTTTCTCTAGCAACTCTACGATTTCTTATCTTTTGTCTTCTCTCTAATTCTGCTTGTTTCTTCTCTTCTGCATTATCTGCTTTGATTTCTCCAAGAAGTTTATCAAGAGCTTCGTGAATACCTTTTAAGTCTTCACTGACCTTTGCTACACCAGGATTTTCTGGTATTACTGCACTGCTAGTCAGGAAGAATTTATCTTTACTTACTTTTAGTGGTGTAGAACCTGTAATAGCACCAGCATTAACAGTTCTTCTGTTTATCTTAAATCTACCAACCTTACCCTTTACTCTTCTAAATTCATCTTGCAAGAGCATTTGCTCCTCTCTCGCAAGAGAACCACCACCCATACTAACTTGTACGAGTTTCTCTTTTAATAATGTAAGATAGGTTGCATAGTCAATATCAAAAACTTGACCTAAACCTAATATGTTTACGACTCTTTCATCTATAGACTCATTAACTAAATCGGTGCCCCTGGTTCCCTTATACAAAGCAAGAGCAGAGCGTTCTTTCTTGCCCTCTGCCCTTATACTTGTCAGTAGATCGTCTAGTTCTTCAGGACCCATTTTGTTGCTGCTTTAGTTTTTCTTCTTCTAAATGATTCTTCAACATAGCAACGTAAATATCACGTTCCCACGGTATCATATTTTCAATCTCTGTTAATGAGTATTTATGGTACTGCATTAAGGAAAAATTCAGATTATAGAAGTTTTCAAGGTCCATATGGACCAGGGCTACCCGAAAAAACTTGCAAGTCCTTCCAGTACAACTGTGCTTTCTACATCAGTATTTGGATTCTTCACTTTAATATCGTGAGATAACTTAGGCATCGTCTCAAAGAACTTCTCAATCTGTTTAAACTGCTTGGAGTTCATTTGCTCCAAGAAGTCAGTAATTTCTTTATTGGTCACATCAGCAGTGGACCAAACTTCTTCTTCATTATAAATTTTATCAATACAAGAAGTAATCAATTGGAATGATTGATCAATCTGATTCTCTTCACTGAAGTCAAAGTTGTTCTTAATAAACTGATCCAATGAAGGATACTTCATTTCCATAATCAGAGAATCATCAATCTGAATTTTGGTTGTATGTTCTTTACTCTTTTGAACTTTAATATCATCAACGTTCAAGACAATGGGCACTGTAGTTTGCTCATCATCAGGACAGATGACATTAACTTCAATCTCTTCGCCAACCGATTTACCACGAATATTCAAAAACAAATACTCAATATCAAAAGTAGGCAGAGTTTCTACCTTAACTCCTCTAGTTTGAATACAGTTTTTAATAACTGTCTTCATTGCTGTAGTGATATCTTTCGGATCTTCCGTTTCTAGTGCTAACACTAGAAGTTTTTCTTCTCTAACCAGAAATGGTCTATATTGAACTTTCTTTCCTGTTGATGGCAAATTCAACTCATAAGTTGGTGTTGAAATCTTTGGTAATGGCATAATATCCTATAGAGTATTTCAGTATGATTATTTATTAAGCAATTTGAGATGATGTTGGAACTCGAAGTGGATCATTCGGAAATGTTGCTGGTCTTAAAACAGGGGGAACAGGAACTCCTGGAGGAAATATTGTAGTCCCTGGAATTCCTGGGTCACGGGTTTCTTGAGTAACTCTCAGAGTACGGTTTGCCATATTTTCTTGTCTAATAGTATATCTAGTATATGCAAAATTAACCGTACATTTTAAGAGTTGAGATGCCTCATAACTAATTGGCATTGTAACAATACTAAGAGTAAATGCTTTGAAGAACTGATACTGCAATGCTTTAGTAGAAATGTCATCTGCATAATCTTTTTCAAACTTTGTAATGAATAAATTATCAGTTTGATATTGTTCGGGATATCTTACTTTATAAAAGTAATTTGGATCCTCTATACCAGGTCTGTCACCTGAACTATCAAATTGCTCTCCAACAATAAATGACATCCAGTTTTCAAAAATTTTAATAATAGTATAATCATGATCTACCATAAATGTAAAATTTGCCGTTTGATCGTATGCTCTACGATATACATGTTTTTCAGTGACTCCAGTATAAGCATTATTCAGTTCATGTGTCATCAATGAAGAACCAGGAAGTGCTGCTTCAGAACAAGATAACTCTAAAAGTTCTCTATTTTGATAATTAAAAGGTGTTCTCTTTTGCTCCGTCCAAGTTCTCACCAACGGTGGTAGATCAAACTTACAAGCATACTGAGACGTAAGAGAAGGTCTAAGTAACTTACTCTTAATATCACTCAGTTTTCTTCTACGATTACTAGGACCACCATCAGAAGTCCTTGGAGTATCCACAGTATTTTGTCTAGCAGGAACTGGAGAACCTGCAGGTGTTCTATTACTCAATGAACCGTTGTCTTCTACAGGCATCTATAAATACTATTTGACCCGATATATTATGTATAATGGCAGGAACGATAAAAAGTCGTTATAAACCCGAATATCCAAGAAAATATAAAGGTGACCCTAATAATATCATATGTCGTAGTTCTTGGGAAAGAAAATTTTGTCGGTGGTGTGATCTGAATGAGAATATTTTAGAATGGGGTAGTGAAGAATTTTGCGTTCCATATCGTTCTCCTATTGATAAAAGAGTTCATCGTTACTTTCCAGACTTCATTATTAAGGTAAGAGAGCAGACTGGCGAAATAAAACGTTATGTTATTGAAGTGAAACCTAAGAAACAAACCCGACCACCAGTTCAAACAACTAAAAAAAGAACGAAAACATATATCAACGAAGTGAAAACATATGCTGTCAATGAAGCAAAGTGGAAAGCAGCAGACGAGTGGTGTAAAGATAGATTATTAGAGTTTAAAATTATTACAGAAGACCAACTAGGTATCAAGTAATGGCAGAGGGTTTCGGTAAGGACATACAAACTTCTTCTAGCAAAGTGTCTCAACTCAGAAAAGCACTTGCAATTGAAGGTGCCGAAGATGCTGACCTTATAATGATGAATATTCTACAAATATTCAACGAAACTGACTTAATACCTGATGCTGGTAAGTTTTATACCTTTGTATATCAAGCAAAGACTCCAAAGTTAGAGTATGACGAACATCCTTTGGTTGCAGTAACTGAAGTCTTTAGATGGGGGTTCAAAGGATATAACTATCATTGGCGTCAAATAAGACAATATACTTGGGCAGAAGTTGTGGGTTCTCTACACATTGTAAGAGAAAACGAAGTGAGATACTTAAGTTCTTTACCTTATGGAAAAAAGAGGATAAATAACTAAAAATGTATGTCTGATGGCAGATCTGAATAGAACAAATTTAGTTTCTAAAACGTTTAGTTTAGAATTAAATACTGGTCAGACTAGAACAATAAGAAGAGGACAGGGACCGGGGAGACCTGTAACTACTCCTATAACAGTAAGAGTTCCAAACATAACTACAGTATCTTCATATAATGTTGCCGAAGATGGCACAGTGAGTAATGTGGATTCGGTCGTTAGACAAGTAGTAACTGAAGAGCAATTTAATAATCTAGAACCTAGCAATAGATCATCCGAACAAGTTGCGACCCGTGGAGCTAGATCTGGGCGTACAATATATTATGCTACACTTGCAACAAGAGATGGAGAAACGAACAAATATACATATACATCTGCTGTTGATAAAGTATTGCCCGAAGATACTGCAACACTTTTTAAACAAGATGTTGCTAAAGAAAATAAGGGAGAAACGAGTCAGTTTTCAACCGTCTCTGCTGCGACACAGCAAGCAATTACCAAAGAAGAAGGATTAAATACAGACGACCCAAGAAATAGAACAGGTTTGTCCCCCAGTATTCCATCCAACGTAGACACAGCACCACAAACAATCTCTGCAGCAACAAGAATACAAGGAAAACCAATAAGAAGAGAATATCCAGACCTAAGATATCCAAAAAAAAGACACGTAACACAAGATTACATCCAGTTTAAAATGCTGGAGTATAAAGGTCTTAAATTTAAAAGGGGCACTCTAGGTGGTCTAACAAACCCACTTTCTGAGAGCAGAGAATTTGGAACGATAGAAGGTTCAGTGACTTTACCAATGCAGTCAAAAATTTCAGATGTCAATACTGTAAATTGGGGAGAGTCTGATATAAATCCTCTTCAGGCAGTTGGTCTTGGTCTTTTGGCTTCTGATGATGCTCTCAAAGGATTAGAAACACTAAAAGAAACTGTTACAAATAATACAGCTGGTGTTCTTAGTAATACGGTAAGTGCAGCAAAAATTCTTGCTTTCCAAGAAGCATTACAAGTCAAAGGTTTATTAGCAAGAACGACTGGTGCAATTTTCAATCCAAACACTGAACTTTTATTCCGTGGTCCACAATTAAGACCTTTTGGATTTTCATTTTTCCTTGCAGCAAGAAGTCAATCAGAAGCATCTGAAATTAAACAAATTATTCGTTTCTTTAAACAAGGAATGTCAATTAAAGAATCATCGAACAATCTATTCCTTAAAACACCCAATGTGTTTAACATTAGATATGTATATGGAGCAACTGGACAAGATCATCCTGGATTAAATAGAATTAAAACCTGTGCTTTAAAATCTTGCAGTGTTGATTATAATCCAGATAATACCTTTATGACATTTGAAGATGGAACAATGACCGCATACAGAATTACAATGCAGTTCCAAGAACTTCTACCAATCACTGAAAGTGATTATCAGGGCACAGGTCCTCTAGCAAATCCAGATCAGGTAATTTTTGGACTTACTTCCGATTCAATAGGTTTCTAAAATGGCAAGTTACTTCAGACAAGTTCCAAATTTTGAATACGTCAACAGACGAGCAGATAACAAGACAATATCTGATTATGTTACTGTCAAAAATTTATTTAAACGTGGAAAACTCCGTCCAGACATCTTTGAAAATTTAACTTTCTTCACCAAATATCAAATTATAGGTGATGAAAGACCAGATAATGTTGCTTTTAGTTTTTATAATGACTCTACCTTGGATTGGGTTGTTTTACTTGCTAATAATATCCTAAATCTTCAATCAGAATGGCCAACACCACAACTGGTATTTGATCAATTGATGCTTGATAAGTATGGCACTTACGATAATTTATACAACGGAGTTTATGATTACGAAGTGAGTGAAGACGTTAAAAATACAGCAGGAACAGTTCTATTAAAGAAGGGAACTAAACTTCCAAAAAATTGGAATACCAATGGCAATTTCATTAAATTCAACAATAGTAAGATTAGTCAGATATTCTCTGGTGATGGTGTAATTCCATCAACTAAAGTGTCAGTAACACCTAAAGTTGGTATTTTAAATCTCAAAGTTGGCAATGAAGTAGTCATTGAAAACGTTTCTGAGAATGAATACAATGGAAGATTTGTTGTCACTAGTGTAGTTACTGTTGGTAATGACAATATTGCTAGAGCATTTACATATGAATTAGCATCAACAGCAACAATAGCAAATCCAACATTAAGTTCCAATAATTCAGAAGAAGTTTTATTTAAGTCAGAAACTAGTGGCAATTCTTATTATTTTGAATACTA